AGCGGCGTTGGGGCCGTAGGCTACTCCGGCAAGTGCGCGACCGAAGACACTTATGTGCTGGGCACTAAGGGCGGCGCAGGCTGGCCGGCATCGATCCTGTTCGGCGGCCGCACGCGCAAGCATGATGTGCTGCCGACATCGGCCGATGAGCACGGCTTTGTGGTCATGATGCCTGCGAGCGTCCCTATCCAGTTTGGCTCGGGCGACATCCTCATCGACGACATGGCGCGACGTTTTCAGGTGGCGGGCGCTCAGCGAACCGACCAGAGCTGGAAACTCAACGTCAACGAGGTTCACCCGTAAATGGCCGACATTTCTGACGTCTCCGCGGCGCTGGTGACGACGATTGCCGGCATCGTGTACCCGAACGGGACGAGCCAGCCGTCGATTACCGGCGCGCCAGTGTTGGTGTATAGCGGATGGCCGGATTCGGGTCAGCTGCGCACGTATCTCTCCGCCGGCAACGTTCACGTGTCGGTCTTCCCGCAGCCGAACATGCTGCGCGTGGTCGATTCGAGCATGTCGGACTGGTCGACGCCGACGGCGCCGGTCAATACCGTCACCCTGACACTATCCGGCCAGGCCGTGACGGTCGGCGGATCGGTCAGCACGCCGCAGAACGCAGCGCTGGTGGTCGACAACAAGGCATACGTTTATGCGGTGCAGGCTGGCGACACGCTGGCCAGCATCGCAACCGCGCTTGCGGCACTGGTAAACGTTGACCAGACGGCGACGGCGGCCGGCGCGGTGGTGATGATCCCGGGCGCAAAGTACATCTCGCCGCGCGTCGGCGGCCAGGGCGTCGCGGTGCGCGAGACGCGCCGGCAGGAGCAGGGCTTTATGGTCACTGTCTGGGCCAACTGCTTTGATCAGCGCGACCCGATTGCTTCTGCGATCGATTCGGCGCTTTCTGGCCAAATCCACCTGACGCTGGCCGACCAAAGCAGCGCCACGCTGCGCTACAAGAGCAGCCGCCAGGACGACAGCCAGCAGAAAGAGGGCATCTACCGCCGCGACTTGATGTATGCGGTGGAGTTTTCGACGTTCCAGAGCCAGACGCTCACGCAGATCACCGCGACAGTCGAGAACGTCAGCGCCGGCCCGTCGCTCGACGCGCAATTCCCCATCAAGACCATCGTGGAGTGACACATGAAACTGGTTGTGAACGTGCCGTTCGGCACCTACAAGCAGGGCGACGAGATCACTGAGCAGGACGCCATCCAGGCCGTGCTGGCCAGTGAGCAGTCCGCATACGTCGTGCAGGTCGCTGACGACGCGCCTCCGAAGGCGAAGAAGTAGCCAACCCTCGCCGCCAGCGCGCGGCATCCCCATCTTTGTGCCGCCTCCGGGCGGCTTTTTCGTTTCTCGGAGGCGCGAATGCCGATCGTCCAGCAGGGCAGCATCAATACGACTGCCCTCATCGTCCCGGACTTGTACGTCCAGATTGTTCCGCCGCAGGTGGCGTTGCTAAACGGCGTGCCCACCAATGTGCTGGGCGTCGTCGGCACGGCAACCTGGGGCCCGACCAACTCGCCGACCATCATCGGCAACATGGCCATGTACGCCCAGGCCTTTGGTGCGATCCAGAATCGCACGTACGACATGGGCACGGCGGTGGCTGTGGCGGTCCAACAGGGCGCCAACAACTTCCGCTGCGTGCGCGTGACGGACGGCACGGACACGGCCGCAACGGCTGCGGTGCAGACCAACTGCCTGACGCTGACGGCCAAGTACACCGGCACGCTGGGCAACACCGTCACTGTGGCCTTGGCCAATGGCAGCGCCGCTGGCACCTGGAAGGTGACGGTTGCCGCACCGACGCTCAACCCGGAAGTGTTCGACAACATCGGCGCCGGCCTGTCGGGCAATCCGCTGTGGGCTGCCATCGCCGCCGCCATCAACAACGGCACCAGCGTGCAGCGCGGCCCTTCGCAGATCATCACTGCGGCGGCCGGTGCTGGCACCACGGCGCCGACGGCGGCCAGCTTCACGCTGTCCGGCGGAACGGACGGTGCAACGACGATCTCCGGCTCGGTGCTGATCGGCCAGGACACGATCCCGCGCAAGGGCATGTACGCGCTGCGCAACCAGGGCGTGTCGGTGGCCATGCTGGCTGACTGCTCGGACTCGACCACCTGGGCGACGCAGGTGTCCTTCGGGCTGTCCGAGGGCATCTACATGATCGGGGTGGGGCCGGCCGGCGACACGATCACCAACGCGGTCAGCACCAAGAGCACGGCCGGCATCGACAGCTACGCCTTCAAGCTGCTGTTTGGTGACTGGGTGTACTGGCTGGACACGGTCAACGGCGTGACGCGGCTGGTCTCGCCGCAGGCGTTTGTCGCCGGCCTGCTGGCCAACCTGTCGCCGCAGAACAGCAGCCTGAACAAGCCGATCTACGGTGTTGTCGGCACGCAGAAGTCGTTCGCCAACCAGACGTACAGCTCGGCTGAGCTGCAGACGCTGATCCAAGCAGGAATCGACCTCATTACCAACCCGGTGCCGGGCGGCTCCTACTTCGGCTGCCGCTGCGGCCACAACAGCAGCTCGAACGCGCTCACGCAGGGTGACAACTACACGCGCATGACCAACTACATCGCCAGCACCATCAATGCAGGCATGGGCAAGTACGTGGGTCAGCTGCAGTCGGCTACGGTGCGCGCGCAGGCGGCGGCCACGCTGTCGAACTTCCTGAGCTCGATGGAGCAGCAGGGCATGATCGGCGCGGTCAATGGCGGCCCGGCGTTTTCGGTGCAGATCGACGCCAACAACAACCCGACGAACCGCGTGGCGCTTGGCTATATGCAAGCCGACGTGAAGGTGATCTACCTGTCGGTCATCGAGAAGTTCCTGGTCAACGTGGAAGGCTCGCAGGCCACGGTGATTCGGACCTCGACCAGCAACCAGTAACGCACCCACCCAATCTGATTGCCCCGCCGCGCGCGGGGCGCTCTCTTTCCGGAGAACGCAATGCCGATTCAAGGTTACTCGGTCGGGCGCGACTATACGCTGGTCATTCAGACCTCCACGGGCGCACTGCAGCCGAACAAGATCACCGCCTTCAAGAGCAAGCAGGATGTGACCGACGTGCGCGTCAAGCGCCTGGACGGCATCACCGATCACGTGCGCTTCTTCGACGGCTGGTCGGGTTCATTCGACATTGAGCGTCAGGACGCGACGCTCGACAACTACTTCGCCCAGCTTGAGGCGAACTACTACGCCGGCATCAACGAATCGCCCGCCCAGATCTACGAGACGATTCAGGAAGCCAACGGCGCGGTGTCCCAATTCCGCTATGACGGCGTTCTCATGACGCTGGCCGATGCCGGCAACCGCGCGGGCGACGCCACCATCAAGCAGTCGATCAACTTCGTGGCCTCGCGCCGCATCAAGGTGGCCTGATGACCAGTGTGACCATTAACCCGACCCCGTCTGAACAACTGATCAAGAGCGCCGCGCGCGAAGTCGTGGTGGACGACGCGCTGGGACGAAAGATCACACTGCGCAAGCCGAATCCTCTGGCGAACCTGGACTTCGCGAAGGCGGCCGGTGGAAGCGAGCTGAACATGCTCTATCTGGCCGAGGTTGCGCATCTGAAGTACGTGAGCGCGATCGACGGCGATCCGGTGCCGACACCTGCCACCGAAGCCCAGTTGCGCGCGCTGTATCAGCGCCTGGGTGACGAGGGCAACGAGGCCGCCCAGCGCGGCGTAGCCGACAACTTCGTGCGCCAAGCCGCGCCGGAGGCCGAGCTAAAAAACTCCTGACGGACGGCCCGTTTCACGAGGCAATGTGGCTCGTGCATAACGGTGTTCCGTTCGACGTCGCATTTTCTGTGGACGAAACGATGCGCCACGCCATGGCCATCAAGTGCAGCGAGTTCCATGGTGCGGAGTTCGATCTCAACACCATGTCATTCAAGGAGCGGGAGCGATGAAGGAATTTGGAGATCTCGCTTCTTTTGCCGCGCACTTGGCGCTGGCTGAGGTTGCAGCGCACAAGGCTCTTGAGAAGGGCCTCGATAAGGCTGCAGATCATATCGAGCGCGCGGCCAAGGGCAAGATTGGCGAATACCAGGGCGCCAACGGTATGCACGACGCTTGGCCGGAACTGGCGGACAGTACGAAGGAAGACCGCGTTCGCAAAGGTTTCACCGAGAACGATCCTCTGCTGCGCACGGGCGCGCTGCGCGATTCCATCAGTCATGAGACGCACGGCCTGGAAGCGGCGATCGGGTCCACGTCGGACATTG